AAAATCCATGAGCTTAGCTTCTCGCTTGTCTGATGTCTTAATCAGATAGCGAATAACGAAGCCGAATAATAAAATAAACAAAAAAGCCCCGACCAAATCGGCCGAGGCAGTGTATTATTTAAAAGTGTCTTACAAAGGAGCGGACTCCTTTCTGTTCCTATCCGTGAGCTTTCGAAAAGCGAAGGAAGTCATCATCTCCCAGCTCAACGATAGCGAAACCTAATCTATCTTTCATGCTGTTTACTGACTTGATGTCGGACAATCCAACGTATTTCCCGCCTACGAAAACTCCGTATCCATATTTTTTGCTAGTTACGATAAATTCTTTCATTATTTTTAAATCCTCCAAGTTTTTGATTACAATATCTGCTTTTGGTGCATCAAATGGCAATTCAAACCAGCCGAGCATTTGCTGCGCCGGTGCTTGCCAATTGACATAGCTAAATGTGCCGTCGCTAGATAGATTGCGAATAACCTTGCGTGTCCATCCGCCATTGTAGAGCGCATCAGCGTTACTGTCGATGTTCTGTTCAATCGTCGTGATTGTGCCGTCTGGATTGTGTGCGACCACGAATCCGATGTGGCCGAACTCATGATAAGGCAGACAGTTAGACACAAACACCGCCCCTACAGGCGGGTTATTAGAGCCATTAAAGCGTGTTACTTTAAGTCCGAGACTCGCAGCACGGTCTAAGCAATCAATAGCGTTGACATAGCTAAAATTAAGCTTGTATAGTCCTTGATACTGCAGAATGTTGTCAATCAGGCTAACACATTGTCCTCCGTACGGATTTGTCGGAGCTTCCATGCGCTGATTGACTACACTCTCCAGCTTATCAAGTAGTTGTTTTTGAGTCGTCAAAAGACCACCCCCTTACATTAATCTTCTTTGAGTTCAGACAAGTTCATCAAGATACATGTCAGACCTGCAAGGCCGACTGTTGATGCGACTACTACCCAGTTGACTTCTGTCAGCAGGGCAGACGAACCAATGACACCAAGCGCTGCTTGAGCCATAGTCTTGATTACTTTGATAGCGAGTTTTTTAGTGTATGCGTTCATGATTTAACTTCCTTTCTTTTCGATCATGATTTTGAGTTCTTTGACGTCTTCCGTCAAATTCTTGATTTGCTCTGTCATAGCGACGAGAGCTTGGTTCTGCTTGTCGTGGTCGTCCAAGCGCCGAGTGTGGTCTTTTGTCTGCTGCTCCAGAAAGCCTAAGCGCAATTCCAATGAGTTGATTTTGGTTGCTTGCTCAATGCCTTTAGCACGCAGGACATTATAAAAACCGTAGACTGTGATGATAAATCCGCCCACGGTTATCAACAGTTGGTACTCTGGTTTCAAATAATAATCACCCCCTTTCTAGCTAGTTGCTAATGTTTGGCAGCACGATAGTCCATGCCCCAGATTTGAGCATATCTTCTGCTGATTGGCCTGTGTAGTTGTAACCGGTCATGCCAGTATATTTTACAATCGTCCGTGTTCCCTTTTGCCATTTAGGATTAGTATCGTATGGATAACCAATCGTGACAAATGTAGGCCCTGTGTATCGCTTGCCAGCAACTGGTGCATCAATCTTCTGTGCTAGGGCGGTGTAGCTGTTGATGTCAAGCCCACCAGAGATACCAAGAGCGATATAAGTGACAAGTTCAAGAACTTCTTTCATTTCTGCACGCTGCAGAGTAGCTTCTTGCTCTTTCTTGTCTGCTTCCTGGAACTTTTTCTTGATTTCCTCGTCCTGCTCTTTCTTAGCACGGTCTGGGAAATTCTCTTTATAAACGACCTCCAAGGCTTTCTTTTCCAGTTCCTCGACTGGTAAATCAATAGCTTCTTTTGGAAGCAATACAGGGTAGAAAGCACCCTCTGCATTCGTCAGAATGACATGAGTACCCTCTACTTCATTGTTAGATGAAGAGTAAATCCAACTCTTGCGATTAAATTGTAATTTAGACATATGTCTCCTTTTCTTTAATTAAATAGACCAATTTATCTGCGTGCCAATGTATTTATCATTACTTGCAAGCAATGTCATACCTCCGTCAGGGTTAATTTGCAAATGCCTGTCGTTACTTGATCCACCCTCGAAAACCGGCACATTTAACATGGCAGCGTTGCCTTGAATTGGCGTCAGTTCGCTTGGTATGCGTCCAAGACTAACATTCCCTGTGACGTCTTTTATCTCAATCCTAAGCGACACGATATCCCCCTGCCGCTTGTAATGGACGCCTGCAGCGCCTGTAGACGTCCATTCTATGCGCTTTAGATTAGCGTGGTCACTCCTTGCATTGGTTGACCATGCGCTCCATTTCCCAGCAAGTAGGACACGTTTAGCTGGCTCTGCTGTCGCTATGGACGGGAAGAACATCTGGAAGCACTCGTTATTACTGTTAAGCACCAATAGCCAGCCATATTGGCGGGCTGGATTGTTGTTTTCCGTTCCGTTTTTGAAATAGACACCAGTCGTCCGTTCCTGGTCAAAATCTTTACCATAGGCATAGATAGCAGTGCCATTCTTCTGCGTCAAAGCGTGCATCTGGATAAGCTTATCATTCGCATAGATGTCGCCTTTGACATCAAGCGCCCCACGCTCCCAGATTTTATTAATACCAACACCAAACTGACTGTAAGATATAATTACACCCTCAGTCGTGATGATGGATGCAAATTCCGTACTTGTATAGCGGTCTTCTAGTTTCCCTACAACTTCCCAAGTCTTGTTAGCTGGATACTGTCCTGATAGATTAGCAGGGCTATTTACGAGCTCTGCTATACTTGTCCAAGACCCAGCAGCAGGACCTGTGTCTGATGTGTAGCTACTGTCCAAAAGGGGCTTGACCTTGAATGTCAGCGTCATCTTGTTCTTTTGCGAACCATTGACAATCAAAGGGGCTACTTTTGCCGTCCGTGTAATCGTCAATGTTCCACCGTTCAGACCAGTTCTTGCGACATCAAATTTTAAGATTGGCGGGAAGTAGTCAAGGATAGTCACTGTACGCTCTATAGCGTTGCTCGTCCGTCCTCGACTGTCTGTCACTCTTGCTCTGATGACGACTTTACCGTCATAGTTCATCAAACCCAGACCGCCGCCGTTGGTTGTCGTGGATTGATTTTTGCCGACAATCTCCGCATAATAGCCTGTAATCGTCGAGCCGTAAACCCCAGAAGCTGCACCAAAATTAACTCTGATGTCAGATAAAATCTTGATGAAGTGCTCGCCGCCAGAAACGATATTGGCTGCTATAGCATTGCCATCTGTGAGTGTGAAGCCTGTAAAAGTCGGCTTGACGTTATCAGGGATAGAAAGATTAAGCCGCTTAACATCACGACCAATCTCTCTGCTTCCGTCGTAAGTGATAATGGTTATATTTCCGAAACCACTGGCGCTATTTGGCGTCTGTTCGCAGAGTTCTAGGGGGGGCGTCCAAGAAAAGCTGGTATCAACATTAGCAGTCGTTATCTGCTTATTAAAACTGCCGTATGTCGCCCATATAGCGTGTTTAAAGGCGTCATTCTTGCGATTGATGTTAATCGTCACTGGTTGACCGATAACGGCTGTCACATCATTCCCAGAGCTTGCTCTTGGTATGTCTGGTAATCGTCTATTAAACCCGACAGAGGCGCTTCCGTAACCACTGACATTGATATCTAGTCGCGCATTGATATTGACGGTCTTTGTTCCGTTCTGGTCGTGTGGGACTCTAAATTCGTTGTCGAAAATCAGCTTGTTTTGATTTTGACCGATAGTTGCGTCTGCTGTGATGTTCCGGGTCTCTCCGCCGACAGTAATAGCCAGTGATTTGTTTGCTCCGTCATAAATTGCTGCATAGCCGTTCGATATGAGCCTTACTTGCACGTTGATGACCGAAAAGTTTCCAGCAATATCTTGTCTGTATCCCTCTGAAACAACTTCGAGTTGTAGATTGTGACCGTATGCGCCACTAAAATTAGCTCTGACCATGTTTAAATACCTCCCACATATCTAATGACATTCATGTCCGGATTGAGCTGATACTGTTCCTCACGGAATCGCCCAATTTGAAGCGTCCGAGTGAATACCCCATTCTCAATCTTTAAGACACCTTGAGAGATATAGGCCACCTCAGAGCCAGCAGAGTAAAAGCTTATGCGGTCGTGGTCGATACGGACAGAAGATGATCCATCTTTCTTACCGATATTCAAACCGTCATTGCTGGCGCTCATGTAGAGGTCTAGGAAGCTCCAACGCTCGGCCATGTCACCCAGATTATTCTCGACCTTGGTTAATCTCTGACTTGCCGATACAAGCTTAGCTTCTGCTGCAGCTCGTCCAGCTTCGTCTGATTTCACATAGTCTTGATAAGATTTAATCCATTCATTGACTGTATCAATGCTGGCTTTTGCTTCAAGTTCAGCTTTAGCTAGTTGCATAGCTTCCGTTAAAGCGTTTAGTTGCTCTGCTGTGAGCTTGTTGTCGGCTTTGGTATCAATCTTGTCGTTGACTTGTTTGAGCTGTTCCTCGTCGAGCGCTCCTTTGTCTCCTTTAGGCCCCGGAGGGCCTTGTGCGCCAGGGTCACCTTTATCACCTTTCGCACCAGCTTGACCATCAGCCACGTTGCTAAAAGTCACTTCTGCTGTTGCCACTTTCTCGTCATTGAGATAAGCTTCGACAGTTACTTGCAGAGTCCCCTCAAAATCTGTCGCACGGACTAGCATTTGGCTGCCGCTGCCGATAATAGAATCACCTTTTTTGTAAAAGATGATAGGCTCATACACCTTGCCATTCTTTTCGAGCTTGGCCATTAACAAGCTCTGCCCTGTGCTATTCTTAAAGGTCGTGCCTTGGTCGGTAGACAGCCTCAGCTCATACGGTAGGGCCTGCTCTGCAAGCTTGCTCATGCGAGTTAGTAAGCTGTCTGATACCTTGTTCTGCAGAGCTTGGAAATTCGCAAAGACCGTCTTATTTTCGCTCGGATTGGTAAAGCTGATTTGTTGCTCACTCACCCTAGCTTCAAGCACCAACATAGGACTAAAGCCTGTATCTTGGATTTTGACAGTGTCTCCGATATCCAAATCAAAATATCCGTCTGCTTCGTATGTGATAGCTGGATAGCAATATTTCCTAAGATTACGCAAGGCCGTGGAGATAAGCACTTCTTCGCTATCTGTATCGACTTCCATGTCCTTACGTATCCAGTTATCGCCTGTCTCAGTACCAGTCAAAACTGACGGATATAGCTGTTTAGAAAGCGGAGCGAATAGCAAGCTATCCTTGAGGTAGAACTCGACTTCTCCCTTAGAGTTTTTCCACTCTTTCTTTTTCTTTGGATCGATTGTCAAAGCGACTTGCTTGGTCTCAGTCTGCTTATACTCGATCTCTTTCAAGCTAACTTCTGGCGCAGTTCCTGTCGTTGTGACGCTTGTCCCTTCCACAGTTCGTCCAGCTTTCAGCTCTGGCGGGTAGCAAAGCGTCTCAATGGCCCCCAAATAAGCCTGAGCATTATAAGTCCCAAGAGTCACATACTGACGGCCAGCATAGTTTTGCTCAAGTACCGTTACGGTACTTCCGTTATTGGCGATGATGATGGAAACGTGGCCATACTGTCCAGTTTCTAGAAAAGCATTGTGAGCTTTGATGTTTGCCAAAGAGCCGGCTTTCAGCTCGTTAGTCCCACGAGGACGGACAACGGACCATCCGAAGTTTCCCCAGGCGTAGTCCGTGCCGATATAGGCAGCAGCAATACCAGCGCCGACCTTGCCAGAAAAACCAGTCACACCACCACCAAGACCAGGTCCGCCTAGCTTCATGGAGTACCAAGCCGCCAAGCCGTAACATTGACCACTGCCGACTGTACGGCCTTGCAGGCCTTTCATTTCATTAATGACAGCGATCGTCTTGTCTGCTTTAACAATCTGTGTGATCGGCTGACTCGGTTGACTGACTTGGTTGGCCGGCTGTCTCCAAAGGTCGTCTAGCTTGTCTAGGACATTCCCATTAGACCGATTGACACCGCCTCTGATATCTCGCATGAGAGCGATATAGTGGCCATATCCAGCCGCCGCATAGTCATATAACGCACCACCGACACGGAAAAGACCACGAGTGTAGTCTTCAATGTTCTGCTTGCCTTTGACACCGTAAAACTTGCGACCACCGCTAGTCTGTTCAGCTAGCAGATAAGCATAGTCTTTCATGAAGTCGTCAACTGACGCATAGTGGAAGTAAGTTCCGCCCTCGTTAGCAGGCCTTGCGCTTCCTGTCGTGACCTTGACACCGCTTGGCCGAGTTTGGGCAGATCCAGACATACCAGACCAGTTATTGTCAACCCTAGCTACATTAGAAGCGCCCCAGAAGCTTTCTAAGTAAAGCTGGCATATCATCCCTGACGGCAGAATGTTGTACTGCACACAGAGATTTAAGATGGTTTGGACTATCGCAGCGCTCATAGGGTGCCCAGCGTAGTTTAAGCCACCTCCTCCATATTTCTTTCCGCCATTTGCCGCTGTTCTAGCAGACGGATTGCTTATCTTGTCCGTTGTTGTAGTGCTGACCTCTTTCTTGCCAACAGGCTTGATAGCGTTGTAGAGTTTGGTTTTATCTACTTTTCTCTTGATGCTCTTGATATTCTTGCCATATTTCAGTACGACATCATTTCTCCTGCGACCTACCCCTTGATTGGTTTCAGAGTGCGCTTTATAGACATTGATAACGAAACGATCAAGCTGACTGTTTGATTTTAGCTTCGTCTCAAACTCGATTTCAGCATCGAAGTTGCGAGCAAGAGATATCAAACGAGCCAGAGAGGTTTCCTGTCCCTCCCATTGCAAGGATTTCTGCTGATCAGCGACCTCGTTGATTCCAAGGTCAAGCTTGGCAACCCCAAGGATTCCCCAAGTATCCAGATATTCTGAAAATCTCATGGCTTTAGGGGCTTTGTAGGCTTCTTGATATTCAAGCAAGAGTTCTAGACTGAGGTTTTCACAGTTGCAACTGATGATATGCTCATCTTCTTCAGTCTTCATCACGTTAAAGAGATAAGACCGTCCCTTGTACTTAAAACTGACAAAAGCCCGCTCGTTTAGATGCTTATAGGCTTGTTCAGCATAGGTATCAGACTTGATTTTTCTCTTAAACACCGAAAATTGAAATATAGATGTCGCATTTTCAAGACTTCTCGTCCACTTGTCATTAAAGAAATTCAAGGTCGTCTGTTTATCATTGTCGATAAAAGCGACCTTCTTCAAGGCGCTGTCATGGATTGTTAAAAGCATTAGAGCCACCTTTCTTCAAATTCGATAGACACTGTCGGCTTCTTCTTCGCCCAACTAGACTGTAGAATCTCAATCTCGGACTTACCTGGCGGAATGACCGGCCACAGAGAGCCATCAACTACTTGATCCAGATTCGGAAGATTATTCAGAAAGACACTGTCATTCTCGCTGTTGATAATAAGCGTACTTCCTGCAGCATAGCGATTAGGGATGTCCTTTGTGCCATTGACAAAGTCTTTTCTATAAACGATGCTATCTAAGTACATGCGTGTTGGGATTGGTTTGTCACCAAAAGCTCCCATAGCAACATGGACTTTGATAGACTTCTTGCCTTTAATTTCAGGTACAGTGAATTTCTGATACGAACCATTCCAAAACAGTTGTACTTCGTCATCTCTTCGTAAGATGTCAGATTGACCGCTATCTTTGTTAAACGGATTTTCGCTTGGGTTGTGAGTTGGCCAGAACGTCCATTGCTTAACCAGTTTATAGCTACCGCTTCCATTAGCAGTAAGGAAGTTGTACTCTGTATTCAGGCCGTTTCCTCGCTTAATGGTTTCAACACCATAGAGGAACTCACCATTTTCGCCAGTAAATGAAATTTTGATGAAGCCGTACTGATTAGCAGGATTGACCCAGAAAATTTGTCTCCACCAAATATACTCATGAAGCGCACCTTTTTCTCCCACGCTGTCTGCGGGAATTTCCCAAGTGACTGATCCAGCGTGATTTCCAAGAGGGCCACCTCCAGGATTGGCAAGGAACAAGTGAGGTCTTCCCCAAGCGCTTTGAATAGCCAATGTACCGTTCAAGTTTTGGGAGTTATCATTCAATATTGCTACATTCTTCTGACCGTCTGCAAGCCCTTTGATAATGCCATTGTCTGAAACATAGTCCCATAGGATTTCAGAGTGCTTATAAGGTACGATGTCAGCTTCTTCGATGCTTCCTACCTCAAAAGCAAACCGCTCGCTCACAAGGCCATAATAGCCATTTTCGTCGTTAGCTTTAAAGGTGATAATCGGATAAGCGTCTGCAGTTCCTTTATTATCGATAGCGAAAACCATCTTGCCTTGCTTTTCCTCATAGTCCACCACTCGCTTGTAGGTCGTAGAGTGAGCCACACCGTCTGGAACTAAGAAAGTAATTTCACCTTTCTGACAGACGCGGTTAATGTTCCCGATTGAGACGTCGCCTGTCGGAATGGCCATGTAATACTTGTCAGGCTCATCTTCAAAAGTCAGACGAGCAGGTTCTTTGACATGCAGCGCACCCGCAAGCTCATGCTTCAAGGCCTCTATTTCAGTAGCGGTCTTCTCCAGCATCGTGAAACTAACTGTTATCTTTTTAGCACCAAAGCTGACTTTTTGAATGTTCGTCCCGATTAGAGGAGCGTCAACTTGTGAGATATTCCTATCGTTTCCGATGGCTCGGACGACTTCTCTGACACGAAAAAAACGGCTCATACCAACGCCGTTGAAAGTCATTTCTTCCGTCAAATTATCACTCCTCTCATACGATTCATCATTTCTTCTTGTTCAGATTGCCAGTTCATGAACTTACTTCCTGTCTTAGCGACAAGAGTATTGTCATCCAGTACCATCTGTACTGGCCTTTCCAATGCTTTCTCAGCAATGTCCAAAGCCCTTTCAGACAATTCATCAACCTTTTTGCTAAGCTTTTCAAACTCATTAGATGCAAGCGTATCTAGTCGATAGCTGCCTCTGACGATGCTGTCCTGGATACTATCCGACCCAGTAAGTGCTACATTCCCTGTTAGAGTTGTCTGCTCGAAAATGTCCGACATTTCGCCAGCCATTCCAGATACTAGTGACTTAGTGTCTTTAAAGCGGTCTTGCAATCCCTCGTTCAAGCTATCCATGATAGCCCGACCATGAGGTATCAATAGTTTGCGGTCGTATTCGATTGGGCCTTTATTTTCACGGATCCAGTCGGCAATCCCTCCAACAAAGTTCTTGACATTGTCAAAGGCACCTTTGAGACCTTTCAGGAATCCATCGATGATAGCTTTCCCAGCTTCAAACAGATTGATTTTCTTCAATCCATCAAATACCTTAGTCACACTGGAAACAGCATTAGAAACGCCATTTTTCAAGTCGTCCCAAGCTTTTTGAGCGCCTTGGACAAGACCATTGATAACATTCACGACAACAGTTTTCAAGGCATTCCACGAAGCCTCTGCGGTAGCTTTCAGGCCATTCCATAAGCTAGAGAGTGTGTTCTTAAATCCTTCCCATGCAGCAATAGCGCCACTGATAAAGCCAGTGATGATATTTGTAATGGTTGTTTTCAGCCATTCCCACGCTGCAGAAGCTGCGCTAGTAATGCTATCCCAGACAGCCTGCAAAGCGGATACTAATGTCTCAAATACAGTCTTGGCATAGCCTACGATAGCATCTACCACTCCACTAAAGTAGAGCTTCAGCCCTTCCCATACCATAGAAATGGCATTTTTGATGTTATCCCAGATAAGGCCCATATCTTCTCCGAGCTTGCCAAAGTTCCCTGTCAGCAAGTCGATGATGATGAGGGCTGCTCCCATTACGATAGACTTGATAAACTCCCAAGCCCCTTGAAAGATCATCTTCACTCCATCCCACATCTTAGACAGACCGTCTTTGACATTGTTCCAAAGACTGACAAAAACATCGATAAACGGCTGGACAATCGTCATGACCGCTTGAGTGATAGCGGTCCATGCAGTAGTAAAGGTTGACTTAATGCCGTTCCATAGGTTGGAAAAGAACTCAGTCACGCCATTCCAGATAGCCTTGACAGCCTCTACGTGCGCAGCCCATACAGCCTGCACACCAGACCATATTTTCTTCGCTCCATCAGAAATACCCGACCATAAACCGCTAAAGAATTCAGAAATCCCTTGCCAAGCGTCCTTGATCCAGCTGACGAAACCAGCCCATATCTTCTGACCGGTTTTAGTCTGGGTGAAAAACCATGTTAGCGCTGCAACTACTCCAGCTATAGCAGCAACTATCGCACCAATAGGGTTAGCAACTATTGCAGCATTAAAGGCGATTACAGCGCCCTTGGCGACAGTTATTGCAGTTGTAAAAGCAGACACTGCCTTAAATGCCAGAAATGCTGTGAGCAATCCGGCAAGAACAGATTTAAGATAACTTACTGCAAATTCATTTTTTTTAATAAAATCTGTAAAAGATTTTAAAATTCCAGAAACGAACTTTATACCACCGGACAACACTTCAAATGCCGTTCCTAATGCACTTACTCCTCGCTCGCTTCCGCCAATGCCCAATAAGTCACTCACAAAGCCACCGACGATTTCGCTGACATTCCCGATAATCGCTCCGATATTTTCAAATGCCCCTCGGATATTGTCACCGATATTAACAATTTGACTGGCAGTAGACTCACTGATTCCCAACTGTGTGAGGAAGTCTATGTTATCCTTTTTGCTCAAAGAGCCAAAAATCATGTCATACAGAGTACTTAGTACGCCACTGACTTTGCCAAAAACATCATACAGTTCCTCCATGATGCTTTCGCCAATATAATCGCCAAAGATACTGTTCACAACTTTATTAAGAGTTGTTCCTAGTAAACCAGGGAGGCCACTTAAAATATTTTGGACCATAGGGATGAAGTTGTTAAAAAGGAAAGTTGAAGTGGTATCAGCTAAAGCCTGTAACGATGGTCCGATGTCTTCCCCAAGCGCTAACTTCCCAAGTACATTCTGTGCAGAAGCTTTCATAGCAGCAAACGAGCCGCTAAAGGTTGATGAAGCTTCTTTCGCTGTCGTTCCAGTAATATCTAGTTGTCCTTGAATAGCATGGATTGCCTGATAGACGTCAGCAAGGCTATTGATGTCGTACTTAACACCTGTCAGCTTTTCAGCATCAGCTAGCAGTCGCTCCATTTCGGTCTTTGTTCCACCGTATCCTAACTTGAGATTATCTAGCATCGTGTAGTTTTGCTTTGCAAATCCCTGATAAGCGTCCTGGATACGATCCATAGAGGTGCCCATCTTGTTGGCATTATCAGACATGTCTATCATGGCCATATTAGCCACATCAGCCGCCTTGGCAGTATCTCCACCAAGAGATTGCAAGAGACTAGCTGAGAAGCCTGTTACATTCTCCATGTAGGCATTTGCTGACAATCCGGCAGTCCGAAAAGCCTCATTTGCGTAGCCTTTTACTTTTTCTGCGGAGTCTTTAAATAAAGTATCAATCCCTCCTAAAGATTGCTGGAGATTAGCACCCTCAGAAATGGCCGCTGAAAAGGCTTTGCCTATCCCTGCAGCAGCAATCACCTTCGTCGCAATACTAGCGATAGAAGATCCTATCGTCATACCTGCGCTCTGTCCAGCTGCGCTTGCTTCAGGAGCAATGGCATTCTTTATCATTCCGCTGATGCCTTTAGCAGACGGCATAATCTGCACATAAGCTTGACCCAACTCTGTTGCCACTAGCTTTCACCTCCATTCTTTCCTATGATTTCTTGTTTCATTTTTTCAAATTCCTCACCAGAATCGAAGACCATTTCCATGCGCTCTTGCTCTACTGCTCCTGTTAGCTTAGCAGCTATTGACTCAGGACGATTGCGCCCTTTCTGGCCGTCGCTAGTCTTAAACCAGACTAGAGTTGTAAGACGGTCAAGCATAGCAGCAGCAAGCAAGGTATCAAAGCTTGCTTGATTTCCAGACATAGCTTGCTTGATTCGTGAGTCTTCGCGTAGACCTACAGAAAAGACAGCCACCTGATACGCAGATAGCTGTCTATAGTCGTATATCCTGTAAGTCTCTGCCAAGTCGCAGATAAGAGCCTCCTCGTCGGTCTTTATCATCTTGGCGAGGACGACTAGTTTTTTACCGGCTTCTGATTCGCAAAGATTTCCTCAACTTCACTCATCAAAGCTTCCATTGGAACTAGTCCCTCATCTGTCCGAACATGGTCTTTCAGATTCTGGGCTTGTGGTCCTAACATCAGATTAAGTAATCGTGGGAGTACAAGCGGATTGGTATCCACTTCTGCGATAGCTTCGACAAGCTCGTAGTTGTTCAAACGGTCTTGACTAATTTCAAAGTCAAAACCTGTCGATGTAGTTCCTTTGATTGTTTTAGCTTTCGACATGATTATCCTCCTGGTACAGCTGCTGGAGCTTTGATGTATTCGTAGTGAGTGTTTCCTTGCTTATCTGGAAAGGCTGTGACTGTAGTCTCATATCCGACCGTTTCACCGTCCTTATAGCTCACTTCTCCGATTTCAGTCACTTTCCCTTGAGGAATGACAATGCGCTTCATGATACCGCCTTTGAGAATGATTTCAGCTACCAGACAGTGGTCCTGCAATTCTTTAGAGTTTGCTTTGACCACAATACCAGTGCTAAGGTCCCCGCTCACATTATCCTTACCGTAGACTTCTTTCAAAACATCTACATTAAGCGCTTCAATCAGCGTGTAGCCAAATGTGTCTTTCTTTTTTGTCTGTGATGAGTTCACCACATCACCGCCCCAGGCTTTAATATCTTCAGATTCCGGTGAGTTCGTGTTCGTCATACCGTCTTCTGAGATATAACCGAGGGACTTAAAAGCCGCATCCAGATCGCTTGTTGCATCCGTTGGCAATGTAGACCCTAGCAGTGCAGAGTAGATAGCCCCGCCCACTTTAGGCTTGGCAGTTGTAACATTTGATGATGTTGCCATGTATGTTCTCCTTAAAAATAATTAATGTCAAATACCGCCTGATAGCGATATCTCTTGGTTTCCGTGTCCGTAAAGTTATAATCGCTGTTCAAGTGGACACCGCTGATTGAGTCTAGCTCTACCAGCCCTTTCACAGCTTCTTTGACCTTTCCGTTCAGCTCTGCAGCCTTTTGCATTGACGGTGCATAGCTTTGAAAGGCGAATGTCGCAGTTCCAGAATGATTTCTCTCAGCATTACCTGTCTTTTCAATCATGATGAAACTGCTCGGCATTTTGCTTTCATGCTCAAAAAAAGACGGTACGCCTAAACGACCGTCAAGGTATTTCTTGATGATGATTTCAATCATTTAGCGCACCGCCTTTAGTAAAGTATTGTTCTTGGAATTATCGCGCTTGGCCTTGTTGCTCTTAGCATAGACCATCGCGTTAGCCCGGTTGCGACCGACGTGAATATCTTGCTCGTATCCATCGCCACATCTGCCCTTGATGCCGGCAGCCTTTTCTCTCAAGATTGACTGCATAGCTCCCGACTTCATCAGTTCAGACACTCCCTTTCGGTCGAGTTTAAAAGAGACATTACTCATATCGCTCCACCATCACTTTCTTGTTCCAGTCTAACGGTATGAGACTTTCAATCCCCTCTATCGGAATCCCAAAGGTCTTCCAGCGTTGCTTGAAGAACCTCACCTCTTTGTCTTCCCAATCATGAGTGTCTCCTTTAGGAATGGCCAGTGTATAGACAGCTTTCTTGCCGGTCAAGCTCATCTGATTGACGATATCATCGGTTGTCGTTGGTGTTACAAGCACATTCTCGACTTGCACCTCAGACTCCTCAAAGGTCGAATGTCCAAAATCATCCTGGCCTGTCTTGACCTTGTCAATCAAAGTTACTGTGATACCTTTAATTCTGCCCATATAACTCAATCACCCCATATCGTTGCTTTTTGAGACCCAGCCTCTTTAGTTCAGAGTCTTTGATAAAAAGACCTCCTCCTGGGACTAAGTAAGAGCCGCTAAAGGAGTAGCCCAAGGCGCTTTCTGTCATCTGCGTCATCGGCTCCTGGTCTGTCGAGGTCATCAGTGTTCTTGCGACCACATCAACAGCGACAGACTTGACCACATTAGCGTATGACGGGCTTTCTTGGACCATCTTGTCCAAGTCCTTGCCTACTTTCCTAGCTTCAACCCTCAAAGAGTCAGAAACAACTCCCAACAGTGCCTCTGCTCTCTTGCTTTCGTCAAATTTCAAAGACCGCCACAAAGTTTCCAGATCTCCCACTGTTGCAAAGTTCGTCATCTATTCCTGCCCTTCGTGTTCCGCATGAAGCGCCAGCAAATCGGCTTTACGAGCCGAGCTGTCATATTCCACACCAAGCTCATCGAGTCTTGATTTCAATTCTGGCACGGTCAGATTATCTGCTGTACCAACTTCGTCAACCGGCACCCAATCGCCAGAGAGAACACTCTCTGACGAAAGGACGATACCAGTTTCGATATCTTTATAAAGCGCCATCCAGCACCTCCTTACGCGCCTTTAACGCGAGCGAAAGCGTCTGGATCCAAAATGCCCCATCCAATGAATGCTTCTGTACGCAGGCAGATTTCATTGTATGCCTTGAGGTCGCGACCAGTACCGTCTGGATCTCCGTATTCAATGATTTCCATAGGGATATTTTCAGCATAACCCCACTTGAAGCGGTTTTGGAAGTCTCCAGCAATGACATGGTCCTTTTCAGCAGTTCCGCCAGTTACGACCAAGTTCTTGTTGACATCTGATTTCATACCGTAGAATGAGTCAGGGTTTTGTCCAAAACGGAATTCTGGATACTGAACGACGCCATTGACTTTCAATTTAGCCAGAGATTGCCCAGCAAGCGGAGACAGAGCCAGTCCAGTTACTTCTCCACCTTTAGCTACAACCGCCTGAACAGCTGCGTCGATATTATCATCAATTTTTGCTTCTTCAAATGTCACGATGTTCCCTGTTACCAAACCATCGAATGAGTTAATACCACGGAATGACGCATCTTCCATAGACTTCGGCTCCAATCCGTGAAGAGCTGCAATATCAAATGCTGTTGCGATCTTCTTAGCAAATCCATCCGCATAAGCGCGCAAGTAGTTCAGTTGCTTTTCCTCTGTAGCATACTTAAATTCATTCGTAATCCGTGCTTGATAAACGAACTTCAAAGGCTTGATAACCTTAGATGTGAGAGTTGCGTCTCCTGCACCTTTCTTCTCTCCCTCGCCAACGATTTGAGCGTTTCCTTCCAGGTTGAAGATGAATTCCTCTGTCCCGTTGAATGGAATAGGTGTCTGTGCTGACAGTTTGGCAAGTACCGAATGACCCTGTACCTTGTTCATAATTTCTGTCACCAATTCTGGTTTGAAAAGTGTTCCTGCTTTCATAGTTGTCATATGTTATTCTCCTTTTGTTAATTCGCGAGCCATAGATAGCCAGCTCGCATCTGCTTTGTCACCGATATTCGGCTCTTGGTCCTTAATCGGCGCTGGTTTCGTTGACGGCTTTAAGAAGCCAGCCAAACGCTCTGCGTCTGCTCTCAAGCTTTCCTCATCAGTTCCCTGCAAACGATCAGCTAAGTCATACGGCAGTCCATTCTGTAGAGCGATACGAGTTCGCAAATCAGCTGTTTCATAACCAGCTACCCTTGACTCAAACTCTGCAATTTTCTTGTCGTATTCAGCTGCGTTCTGCTTAGAAGATTCCAAAGCTGATTGCAATCCGGCTTTTTCTTTTTCCAATTCTTCTACACGAGATTTGAGTTGGTCGTAGTCGACAAATTTCTCCTTTTCACGAGCCAGGCGTGCCTTGATGGCCGCGTCAAATTCTTCTTGTGTAGTGATTGGTGTAAATTCTGACATTCTCATGTCTCCTTTCTCCTGCTTTCCCGGCAGTTCGGTAATTTTTAAGCATCAAAAAAAGCAGTCGCAAGACTGCTTATTCTAATAGCTGATTTTTTGCTTTTTCTTAGGCTTTGTCGTAGCACAAGCCCAATGCGCAAGCAAGGCGCTGTCCATCAAAGAAATATCCATATCGTCAAAGTGCGACCGGTAGCCAAAGCCACCATTTGAGCCAATGTTACGCTTATTACAGTTTGTCGCCACCTTAGATAGCGACGGCTGACCAGCATGACAGATAGTCTTCTGAAACACTCCCTGCTCCCATAGCGAGTTGGCAGTGATGATTTCCTTGACTGTCGGCAAGACCACATTCTTGATTTTGTAGTCCTTTAACTCATCATCAAGTATCCGCTGACCGTTCGCGCCGTCAACAACGATTTGAGCAACATCTGCTTGTCTCAGAAAGGCAACAATCCAGTCATTCCCATTTCTGACAGATTGACAGTCCACCGTTTCAACAAAAAAGCGGCCATCCTTAGTCCTGACCGCTATACTCATTGCGACGTTAGTTCCATCTTGTCCATACTTGATACCAGCAAATAGCTTGCCGTCAAAGTTTGGAAGTTCTTCGACTTTAAGCTCGTTCCACTCTGTTTCAGAGATGGCCGATTTCTGGTTGTAGGTCGGCCAGAAGCCAAGACGTTGGACATTATGATCCAGTTTGTCAGCCCCAAGCTCCGCCTCAATCTTCCGCTCGTTTAGATGGTAGCCCATAGACGGATTTGAGTTGTACCAGGCTTCCACATCGTTGATTTCCTTTTCCTCGGAGACCGACCATTCAGCCCAGCCAGAATACTTCCCTTTTCCAAAGAGACAAGTCTCACGGTATTTTGTAAAGACCGTTCCGCTCGACACTGGCGTTGGAGGTGTCCCGCACATAATTGTCATAGGGTTATCGCTATCCGTTACCGTGTACTTGAGCGCTGACTCTTGCTCCGTGGTGTACTCCTGCGCCTCGTCTATGATAAGCAAGTCAAATCCCTCACCTAGACCACCGTTAGAGGTTCTAGTTCGGAATTGTATCACTCCACCTGTCGAGTAAAGCTCGATCCTTTCCTGTCCCTTTGCCCGAATAGAGTTAAAATCCTCACCATCAACATAGCCCATCTTCTCCAGATAGCGCTTGACCTTTTCAAAGGACGCATGCGATGTTGAAATCCGGTGAGCTGTATGCAGGATATTCAAACCAGCATGAAGACCATCAATTTCTGCAATATAAAGGATTTCACTCTTACCATTCCGGCGAGGAATAGAGTAGCCAAACTTTTGGTGCACCCACAGACCATTTTTATCTACAGCCATCATAGGCAAAAGTAGATTTTTCTGCCAGGCATAGCAAGATAGGCCAGTTCGCTCATACAACTCTATCGCTCGTCTTGCTAATGAATTTTTCTTGACGTATTTTAAAATCACCGATTGAGTAGGATTCTGATTGCCAAGTTTCTTCTTCCTCGTCATTCCAATTTCCTTTCAATCGTCATCGCATGATAACCCTGTCGCTGGGAGATATCGGATCACCTCCTAAACTAAATAACCCAAAGTGTGACCATGTAACATTTCCTCTCCTTTCTCAGAGTGTTTCAACCACTCTTTTTATACTCTTATAGACTTTTTACTTTCTGTCAGGCCGATTAACTTTCTTTTCTCTGCTGCAGCCTTTTTCTCCGCACTCCATTTTTTGGAATGGACATTCTGCCTGCGACCACTACCTGGATGATAATCAACAGTACACCTGCAATTACTATGCCTCTTGTACACATCGTCAGGAACATCTGGATAATCATAAGACCCAGCTAAACTCTTGCACCACTTACAAGGCTTCCCTACAACCGTTCTAGTTATCTTCGGATGTAACCCGGACTTAAAATTAAATTCTGCATTAGCTCTGATATAATCATCAACAATACTTTGGCTTAAATTAACAATAGGGTCCCCAAGAATCCAACTCACACTGTCAAAATCAGGCTCGCTGTCTAAACGATTGATGATACCATCTATCCTGTCTTGATTTAAGTTCGGACGCTGAACAGCAACCTTGATTTTTGCTTCAATGTTTAAAATCTCCTGAACTCGCCCAGAGTATTCGCTTATCTTGTCGTAATTTGTCCCTAAAACATCCTCTAGCACCCTTTTAGCTATGTTGTAATACATTTTACCGTCTGGTAATTTAGAAGCCGTCACAGAGCCTCTCAGAGCCTTAGAGAGAATTTCGCCTAATTCAACCGCATAATCATTAGCATCAAGATAATTTGCTTTTCCTTTCGCTAATTTAGCCAGCAAGCTTTCTAGCACCGAGCTATCCAGCACGCCTTTGTCAAATTCCTCTCTAATTTCGTCCAGCAGTTCCGGTACTAGGTCCTTAACCATCACCCTCACCTGCCTCTTGTACTGACGCAGGCTTATCAGAGCCCTTAATACCAGTCAAGTCGCGAATGATATCCGCATCCAGATAGCCTGGCACTGCTTGATTAAGCTTAATGGCCCCATCTCCAATCATGGTCAATGTATTTGCGTCCGCCTCAAAGAGTGGCTCCCATTTCGCCGTCGTATTGACAAATTGGCTGCGCAGGAAGGTCCATTCATCACGCAAGCAAGCTGCCACATAGGCCACATTCAGCAACCCAGAGCCGAGAGATCGCTGCGCTTTCCGACCAGCCAGTCGCAAGTTCTCATGACTAGCCCTGATAGCCTCTACAGAGGATGGATTGTCCGATACGAATCCGAGGTCATCAAGCGTCAGCCCCATTTCACCAGCAAACCCAGCGGCTGCTAAGCGGAGCTGTTCAGTGAATGGTGACATGTTCGACGTAGTAAACTGACCAACTGCAGGCTTCTCACCGTCGTCATCCTTGGTGAACTGCAGCATGCTGGAAACAGTCGCTTTCCAAGAGTCCATCGGCTCGGCATCTTGGCTCAATCCCAAGACATACTTTTGAGGAAATGAGTAGAACTCCGCAGTCACATCTGCCCGCTCTAGTGTCCGCTTAGCGTATCGCTGATAGTACATTCCAGCCCTTGTGATACGAGAGCGACCAAACGGCCTGACCGCATCCGGGCGGTGAATGATTGGCACCAGCAACGGAACACCCGCAGGATTCGGAATCACGAACTCCTTGCCAGCTTTTGGGAAATACCATGTTTCTGTCGGTGTGAAATAAGCCTCTAAAATAGGTGACTCATACTCGTCCCGTTTCAGTACCGCATAGCCTTCTGTCAGCAAGCCAGTGATAGGATCTATCACACCAGTAGCATTACTAGCCTCGATTACTTGCAATCTAGGTGTATCACCCTCACCTTTGGAGATATAGACGAAAGCACACGAGCCAATCAAGGCCGATAAGATTGCCGAGTCAAAAAAGACATCAGGATTGTTTGCCTGAAAAATCTCATTAACTTGAAAATCATCGTTTTCAAATTCACGGAATACCAAACGGTCCGCAAGACTATCTACACCCTTAGCAGCCCAACCAAGAACAGCTCTATACTGCTCACGAATATTAGCTGGTATCGTGATGCCGATCATATTATCATGATACTGCATCGCATACTGCTTATATCTCATGTCAACTCTATTCCTGACACTTGCCAGCTTGCTCCTCAGATAAGGAATCCCTTTCAAGTCCATTTCGTTTTCATATCCTTTCATTTCGCGCGAGAAAATTTGTACAGTGACGGCGTGAAGCTCTGCCACTGTGCCGAGGGGGTCCCTACCCCCCTATCAACTTCTATATTTTTTCCAATCGATGCTTTGAGGTAAATTTCTGTTACCTATCACAGATGTTCCGGCTGTCCGGTCATCAGCATAAAGCTTGTCAGACTTCTGCCTGTTGCATTGCCAGTGGGCAAGCTGTAGGTTGTTGATGTCTGATGGATGTCCATTCTTGTTAATCGGAATGATGTGGTCGATAACTGGACTCAACGGATGAGGATAACGCAGACTCTTATCAACCGGTTGACCACAGATGCCACAAACATTCCTGGTCTTCAGTAGTATCTTCTTATTCTTTTCAAAGGCAACCCTGTGCGGTCCATTCCTGTCCGGTCTGTATTCTGCCATAGTCCTTATTCACCTCTTTATCTATTCCTTAAATTTAACATATCTTATATTCTGTTAGTTTCAATTAATCCAGCACAACACTTACTCTCTCATACTCTCTCTCATGTTTCTCTGAAACCCAATTTACTTTTTCTCATTATGTTAAATAAGGGGGTGTTAATAACTGAAAGCAAGCATGGTTTCGTCCAGCTCATCTTGACTAAATCCGATATATCCAAGAGTGATGTCAGCTGACGAATGGTTAAATACTTGCATCAGTATTGCCACGTTCTTATTCTTTTTATAGTGATGATAGCCGAAAGTCTTTCTCATTGAGTGAGTACCAATGTTAGTCAAGCCAATGTGATTGCCAGCTTCTTTTAGGAACTGATAGACTGCAACTCTACTGATGTGCTTTATTCTGGCTCCATCTATCCGAACCTTCTTCCGACTCGGAAAGAGATAGTCATAACTTTGTAGTTGACCATCCTTGATGTATTGATTAATAGCTTTTCTTAACTCTGGATTGATTGGAAAACGACGAATCTTCCCAGTCTTCATCTCTTTAACTTCTATCCGATCTGATATCACATCTTTAACTTGAAGTGGTATGATGTCGCTGACTCTAAGTCCAGAATAGATGCCAAACATAAATAAGATATAGTTCCGTTCGTTCTTTGACTTTAGAAAGTCTTTCATCCGTTCTAAGTCGTCTAAGTCTCTGATTGGTTCAACTTTGCGCAACATCATCACCTCCTAACTACAGAAAAAGGCAGGTATTCCCTGCCTAGTCCTTATTATTCGATAGTATCATGATACCACTTTAAAAACGTTGTAAACTCCGTTCCTACTCCTGACTTACTCCGCAATAGCTACTTGCTCACCATTTCTATATAGTTCAGCAAAAGCTAGCAAGGCCTTGTCCAAAGTCTCATAGTACGAGCTTTCTGATATGGAAAGCGCAGTGTAGATGGTTTGGTCTTTCTTTCTGTACTTATCCAGATATTTCTCGAACAATATCCTTCTGTAATAAGGATCGTGCAGTTCGCTGACTGCTTGTTCAATGGCATCAAGTTCCATCTCTGCATCTACTTTCCTAATCGCTAGCTTTTCGATTTGACTGGTCTTGTCGCTGCTAGGGTTGCGTGGCATGAATGAGTATGTAGGAGTTACTTTCTGACCATCCTTATCGTTGGCCACTCGACGCCATCTAGGATATCCTCTCAGTATCTTCTTAGCATTCTCTCGAGTCTTGGACTCGTTAATTTCAGGAAAGAAAGGCATCTAATCACCTCGCTTTCGGAACCAATCGCACAGATTGCCTCCAGTTGATGTGATTGCCATTTTCATCTTGTTGATAATAAGACGGAATCCTACTTGGTACTGTTACAACCTTTTCGACAGTCTCAATGACTTTTTCTGGTTTGCTGCTCTCATCGATCCAACCTACGAGATAAGCGGGGTTGACACCAAAATAATTAGCTATTTTTTCAGCCGTTTCAAAGGTTATAATACCTTTTCGCTCATAAATAAAAATAGTGTTTTGCGATAAGCCGATAGCTTTGCTGAGTTTATTTGCAGAAACACCTCTTGCTTTCCTTAATTCTTTTAATCTTAACTTCATCCTTTGAATCTCCTTGTCTGCTTCCGTCGAAAAGCTTGCTCTCGCATATCCTTCCAAGTTTTTTTTGCAAGCTCCTCAACAAGATCCATCTTTTGATTTTCGAGTTGTTCAATCTTCTTCTCATACTGCTCCATCTCCCGATAGCAGCGTTTGAGTTCTTCTTGTAAAAAAGTATTGCGCTCTAACGATTTTTCCCAACAGAATTCAAGTGATTCTACTTGGTCCTCTAGTTCTTTTACTTCTTCAGTATCCATGTTAATCCTCCTTTTACTTCAATTCTTTTGCGATTGCAGCAATCACATTGACTGTCACGCTGTTTCCTGCTTGCTTGTATAGTTAGCTGTTAGAGTTCACCTCTTGCGCTTTGTCAAAAGCCCAATCTGGGAAACCTTGCAGTCTCCAACACTCGCGAGGTGTTAGCTTGCGAATACGAAAACTATTTGATAAATAATTGTTTTCATGATAACTATTACTTGTCAAAGTAGGGGCGTTTTCGTGTTCTCCGCCTTTATTATAACCATGACCTCGTTGAATGATTTTTGGTTCGAGTCCTCCGCCTTGATAAGCTCTTATTGTCGGAGAGATACCATCTGTTTCGTAAACCACGCCACACTGATTAAAATTTGGCTGTAATACCCCAAATTGTTTTATAGCATTACTTTTTAAAGCTATCTTCTGTCCCTCTCCTTTGTTCGTTGTAAGTGTTGGAGCCAAGCCTTCTGATTGGAAAACTTCCCCATTCATGCCATTTCCAGACGGATTAACATTCCCAATTTTTAAGACTGGTTGGCTATTAATTGACTGACTTTCTCCGCTGAAAGGAAATACTCCTCTGGTACATTCTCCTCTAAGATGTCCGATAATGAACACACGTTCCCTGTTTTGGGGGACTCCAAAGTTTTTGCTGTTAAGCACTTGCCATTCAGCGTCATACCCCAACTCATCCAAGGTTGCGATAATGGTCTCGAACGTATTCCCCCCCATCGTGGTTGAGGAGTCCTTTGACATTCTCAAGGAATAGCAAGCGAGGTCTGAGAATAGATGCGAACCGTGCGATCTCAAAAAACAAAGTTCCTCGAGTATCTTCAAATCCTTGTCGCTTTCCCGCAACGCTGAAAGCCTGGCACGGAAATCCTCCGCAGATAACGTCAACTCGTCCAATTCCTCGAACAGTGTCGTCTGATACTGCTGTGATGTCATGCAGTTCAATTTCTCCTTTCGTATCGTGTATAGCTTTGTAGGATTCACGAGCAAATTTATCTATTTCACAAAATCCTACGCATTCATGGCCAGCGGCTTCCATTCCAAGACGAAAACCACCGATACCCGCAAATAAATCTAAAAATTTCACGTCAAGCTCTCCCTAAAACGGCAAATCATCATCACTGACATCCTGCACATTTGGTGCTTGGTTGTAGAGACTGTCATTGTTTGCAGAATTATCCCGTTTTTCTAACGTTTGGAAATTCTCTGCGACAACCTCTGTCACATAGACACGCTGCCCTTGCTGATTCTCGTAGCTTCGAGTCTGGATACGGCCAGTAATGCCAATCAAGGCTCCCTTTTTCGCCCAATTAGTCAGGTTTTCTGCTTTGGTTCCCCAAATGACGCAGTTGATAAAGTCAGCTTCTCGCTCACCGTCACTATTTTTGAAATTGCGATTGACAGCCAGATTGAAAGTGACTACTGGCTGATTGCTTGGCGTATGCCTCAACTCTGCATCGCGAGTCATGCGCCCCACGAGTGTAATATTGTTAATCATTTACTTTTTCCCTCCATTTCATCTATCAGCCAATCAAGGTTTTTGCGTGCTTTCTTCAAATCTTCAAGTCCGTTCTTCTTCTGGAAGCGTAGCAAGTATTTCATCGCATTTCCCCAATAGAAGCCTTGGACTGCAGTTAGATCGCCAGCGAAGTTTCTGACCACATCGATCGCTTCAAGCCCAAACTTACCTTGATAATGACTAGGTTTATTGACGATATCTGGCATACTAAGACTAATTCCCAGATTTCTTTTTGATTCTCTTTCAGCTTGTTCTAAGACCATCTTCCAACTCCTTGATTTTCTTCTTAATTTCATTGATTTTCATCACAAGCAGCTCCTTGCGATGTGCTGCACTCCTGTATCCGTGAACTCTCGTATAAAACTTGTCTTCTTCACTATTAGCAAGCCTATCCTGATACACTTCTAAAGAATGCCGATAGTGTTTTAAAAGCTCCTCTTTTCCCATCAATATCTCCTACTTTCCACATCGTCTGGAAACTTAAAGCTCTGTTGACTGACTTTTTTGAAAATCCTGTCTGCCAAAGCTGGATCATAAATCCGCTTAATTTCCTGACTCGTCAGATTCGTATTGATAATCGTTGTCTGACGATTATCAAGAATCTTAAATAGCACACGCTGCCGCCATTCATTTGCCCGCTTAGTGCCGTCAGACATGCGACTTTCTTTCCCGAGGTCGTCCAGAAAGAGAAAGTCCACTCTGCAAAGCAAATCGACTGCATCAGCTTCTGTCAATCCGCCATGGCCTCCAAAACTCTGCTCAATCTCGGTGAATAGTCTTAACACAGAAATGAACAGAACACTTTTAGGATTGTCCATCTTTTTAAAGGCTTCGTTCAAGAACTTAGCCATGCCAATAGTCAAGTGGCTCTTCCCAACACCTGGCGGCCCAGTTACAATGCAATTACCTGTACCATCTTTGAGATAGTGATTGATCATGCGTTTAGCGAAGTTCAAGGCACTTTTGTCAACAGAGCGAGAGTCAGCTTGAAAGTTTTCTAGTGTCTTTCCGCGAAGTTCCGGAGGATGGAGGCTGTACTTGTCAAAGATTGCATACGACTCAGCAAGCCTGCTGCTGATTTTAGCCTCTTTGTTGAGTTCTCTCTCGTAATCCTCAATCATGCCTTTCGTGCATTTATGACACTGTTCAAGTATGACTCGCTTACCTTCCACAACTATCGGCATTCTCCACATCTTGCATCTATGCCTATCGCATACTCTGGAAGATGTCTCTTTTTTATCAAATTCTTTAAAATCCATCAGAATCCCAGCCTTTCATCTACAACATCAGCTTGTTTTTGAAATCCATTTGGTAATTTCTGATTTAGATAGCTTTCAAATTTAGTACCAAAAAGTGTTTTAGGTCGAAGATAAGAAGACATCTTGGGGTCATTACCCCATTCAGAGACTTTGACATCAATAACATGCTTGAAGTCATCAAGAGTAAATCCATCTCTAAAACGAGCTTGAATATGTTTCTTAGTGTCTCTGGAAGTGTGAGAATACTTAGTCCCAAGTTTCTGGTTGAGGTAGGAGATGATCTCCTCATACGGAGGAGATTGCTCTACACTATCCTTATCTATACTATACTCTACTATACTATCCTTACCTATACTATGCGGACATTTGTCCGTCATTTGTCCGTCACTTGTCTGACAAGATGGCAAAGCCTTTGGTGAAGCGGTTTTTGTGGCATCAATTAGTCTATTACCATCAACTTCAAGACCTAACCTTTCGACAGCCAGCTCTCTGTGTATGCTCGGCTTGTGTCTGTCAGGTCTGATTTTGTTTTGCTCGTTAAAATCCGTGATGAAATAGACCATATCTTCGCCTAAAGGCTTGATAAATTGCTTGATAACAAGCAGCCCTAAACTATCTTCGCTAGATCCAATCATTCTGACCACTGGAAAAGCTTCCACAATTCCGTCGTCGTCAGAGTTTAGGATAAGGTGGAAGTACAAAGCCTGCGCTTCCAAAGGCAGTCTTAAAAATTTTTGAGTTTGAGTCACGGTCTTGCTGACCATTCTTCTTTCTGCCACTTTCACTCCTCCACATTCGTAAATTTTGTATATTCTTTGTGGAAAAATAGCTGGACAGTTCCAAGGCTTCCATGCCTGTTCTTTTCCAGAATTAGTTCCACTTTGTTGTTTTCCGGACCATCGTCCGGCTTATCGTAGTATGCTTCCCGATAGAGGAAAGCCACGATATCCGCATCTTGCTCGATAGAGCCAGACTCCCGCAGGTCTGACAGCACAGGGCGCTTATCTTGGCGCTGTTCCACATTCCGCGAGAGCTGACTTAGAGCAATAACTGGCACATTTAGCTCTTTTGCTAATATCTTCAGCTGTCGAGAGATTTCTGATACTTCCTGCTGACGATTTTTAGGGTTGTTTCCGGTTATAAGCTGCAGATAGTCAATCACAATCAAACCAAGACCTCCCATCTCTTGAGCTAGCTTTCTAGCTCGTGAGCGGATTTCTGTCACTCGGATTCCTGGTGTATCGTCTATATAGATTCTTGCTTCCGCAAGCTGTGCTTGCGCATAGATTAAACGTTGCCACTCATTTTCACTTAATTTTCCAGTTCTGATGTGATAGCTCATGACATTGCCCTCGGCTGCCAACATCCGCTCTACCAAGCTCTCTGAACCCATTTCAAGAGAGAATACCGCTACCGCTTTCTTGGCCTTGACAGCAACATTCTGGGCGATATTGAGTGCTAGAGCAGTCTTGCCCATAGCTGGCCGAGCAGCAAGTATGATGAGGTTGTCCTCGTGTAGGCCAGTTGTGATTTTGTCAAAATCATGGAATCCTGTTGGTGTACCAGTCACATCGCTTGACATGCTGGCACGTTCCTCGATTTTGACTTGGGCTGTCTCTATCACATCATAGATGTGCTTGAAACTGCTCTTGTTTCTGCTAGAACTAGCATTTATCAAAGACTGCTCTGTCTTTGATATGATTTCATCAATCCCTGCATCGCTGTTGTAGACCGCAGCGATTGAGTCGGTTAGGTTGTTGATAACAGACCGTGCGATAGCTTTATCAGCCACATTTTTAGCATAATATTCTATGTTGGCGCTGGTCGGCACTGCGGTCACAAGTTCCGTCAGATAGGCCATTCCCCCAGCTGGCTCAAACTCTCCACGACTATCCAATAGATTGCGGATAGTCAGTGGATCGATAGCTTGCCCTTTATCAGCAAGTTCCAACATCGCTTTGAAAATAGTCTGATTAGCCGTATAATAGAAATCACTTGGCTGTACCAGTTCCGCTGCAGTTAAAAGCTTGTCTGGTGCTATAAATACAGAGCCTAGCACAGCCTTTTCGGACATAACATCTTGTGGGAGCGCTCTGATTTCTTCTGTCATGATTGCTTACTCACTTCTTCTTATTATCTTGCCAAATCATCGTTCCGCTGATTAGCAGGGAAATGCCGAAGATTGACAGAAAGACATTGCTAACTTCTCCTGTCTTCGGCAGCTCTCTTGCAGAGGCCTCTAGTTTGCTCTCTACTGCATTTTTCGGTTCTTCCTTATCACTACTTGGAGAAGGCGGTTCTTTTTCAAGCGTTTTAGGCGGTAATTCTGGCTTATGTTCGTCCGGAATTACTAACTTTGGCAATTCCAAAATTGGCGCTGGTGGGAGCAACGGAACATCATTCAAATCAAGTTCTGGCTTATCCAAAATCGGAGCGGGTGGCATCAGAGGAATGTCATTGATGTTCAACTCTGGTTTGTCAACCTGCGGGGCTTCGTTTGGAATTTCCCAGATTGGCTTAGGACGGTTCTTGCCGTCTGCTGTACCGCTACCAGATACCCACTTGTAATCAACCTTATGCTCGATCCAATAGTCATTAGCAGTCACTTTTATGGTGTTAACTGGCACAGTCGCTTGTGTAGCATACCGAGTGCTGTATTCAAAGACCAGTACATTGTTGAGGAAACCGACGTAGTAATCAAATCCATTTTCACGCATGCTAAGCATGTCCATATTGCCCGGCCAAGCATACGTCCACGGATTGGCAGAGTGCAGATAGCTAATCTTCATGCTGCCTGGCACATACCGGGCTTCGTTATCCCAAGTGTCAGACACGCTGACACGATTCATGGTTGCCTTGCGGTAGTTGATACGAGCGACCCAGTGAACGACATTCGGATCTTCTTTGTCCTGATAACCCCACTTGTAAAGTTCTTCGTTAGGGTTGGTGTCGCCCTTGCTGCCACTTTCCATTTCAACGATTGTGCCACTAAAATTCAAGTTCATCTTGCCCTCTTCACGGACAATTTCAGAGTTGATTTTGGTCTGCAGATTAAGACTGATTGACTTGTTCAAAGGGTGTTCTTTGAAGTAGTCATTGAATACAGTTGTCACTGTATTTTCCTTGGCTTTCGCAGTGGCTTGTCCGACCTCTGCACCCTCGTTGTTAGTGACCGCAAATTCGTAGTTAGTTTCCAATTCCAATTCTTGCGGAAGCGGCATTGTTAGCGTGTCGCCTTGATTGATTTCAACATCGTCCGGGATGTCTGTCTTAACAGTCACATCTACCTTGTCGTAGAAGCTGTCACCTTGCTTCTGCACTTCGACTGTCGGCTCAGTGACCGTGATTTCCGTCCCGTCTTTTGTGACTTCGCTAGCTAGTACGCTAGGGGCAATCAATAGCCCTGCTAAAACTGCAATAGTTGCTGTAATTTTAATTGTGTTTTTCATTTTCTTTCTCCCTTTGTTCGTTTAAAGTAATTCTGGATTTTCGTAGATGTTGCCGATGATTTCATAATTCATAGGAACCGCTTCTGGATATCCATAAGCTAGAGTGAGATTAAAACCAACATACTCCCTTATAGCCCCGAATTCTTCCTCTATGGCTTGTTTTCCGTAATTTACGATTGTTTTTCTAAAACCATTGTAAACCACATCTCCCTCAAAAATTTCCTTGCCATTCTTGTCTTTGAGTCCTGTCGATTGCATAATGGTCACTTCGTCAGGGTATGATGTAATGTAGTCATTCATGACCGTATCATTTAATTCAAGCTCTTCAACAATACCCTCCTGAAACCACATGTTTTTGATTGACATCATTCTACCTAACTCATGATGCCAAACTCTAAAAATCGGTATCATTTCAAATCCTCCTCTTTCACGAACACACCATCAACCATTTTCCCTTTCCGGTCTTTGATTTCGTTCCATGCCAATTCAAGGCAAGCTTCGAGTGTTGTGCCGTATCTAATGCTGATAATTTGCAAATAGCGGTTAATATCCTGGATATTCCTCTTGTTGGTCCGAGGTCCAAAGTTTCCAGATAAATCGCCGATTGAGATTGCGATGTCGCATAGCAGTGTAGTCATGCCATGAGGAGAGGTCGGTTCCTCCACATACAAGCTACCTAGAACAATCCTACTCTGCTGACAGTAGATGATTTCCACGACCAGCATGTCGCCGATGCTATCCTTAACTTGCTCAATATTGCCTTTGAGATGTCCTTGGACAAGTTCCCCAAACTCTTCATAGAGTTTTAATAGCTGCTTACGACTGTCGGCTTTGTCCAATCCACGGTCTTTCGACCATTGCTGCACATTTTCGATTAATTCTTTCAATTCCATCACTTTCTCCTTTTCGTTTGTTTCAAAATAATTCAAGTTGCTTTTTTGGCGAGAAATTAACCCAAAGAATTTCAGTTCTTGGTAACCCTTTCTCTGCAATAGCTGAAAACTCGATTCTCTCCCAATTTGTCAAGCGTTTGTTATACAAATTGCTATCATATCCACTCAAGAGTATCTTTGCATCTGAGTTATTCAGGACATCCAACAGTTCTTCATGATCCTTATCTTCCATCTCAACTGAGTACTGTTTTCTCGTCCTCGTACTGAGGACGTAGGGAGGATCTACATACATGCAGACACCTTCCCGACTGTATTTCTCTATCAGTTCAATAGCTGGCCGACATTCAATCTGCACTTGTTTCAGTCTCAATGTCATTTCCTTGATAATGTCTGGCACATCATTCCAGTGTTTAACTGCATAAGCTCTTTCTCTACCATTCACATCATTTTTCCAACCAGATTTTTCCGTAGGACGAAAGCCGTGACTCATTACAGAGCGAATTATGAAATTTAACGCTTTATCAATTTCATTTTTTGGTCGAATTTTCCAAGCGTCATCATAAATCTTTCGACTATAAGGAGTCAGAAAGATTTTTTCGGCCAGTGCTTCTGGCGCCTGTTTTATTACCTGAAACAAATTGACCACGTCATCATTTAGGTCATTAACTGTCTCAATAGCGCTTGCCTTTTTAGTGAAAAGTACCGCACCGCTTCCGAAATAAGGCTCTAAATATGTTTTGTGCTCAGGAAGTAGTTGTGAGATTTTATAGGCAAGATTCCACTTGCTTCCTGGATATCGCAAAATAGATTTCATTCCATAGTTACCTTTCAAACGCTGGCGTGATACCTTTTCTAGCCATTGCCAGAGCGTCCATTTCTGCTTGTCGTTGCTCTGCATGATACAACCACATATCTTCTTCGTACTGAGCTACTAGCTCAGCTTCTAAGCGTGCCAGACGCTCTTTCTTTGCTCGTTTACGAGCGTCTATTCTGTTGCCGTACCAGCCGGCGACAAATGCGATTGTTGCAATCAAAGCAACACCTAAAAGTTGGCTCGTTAATGTTGGTTCCATTGTTATTCTCCTTATCGAAAGATTTATTCCCACGAAATTTCAAAATATATGCCTGCCGGCGTCCTTTCTCTGCTGCCTGAGAACCCAGCTAGCCAATATTGCGCAATCGCTTCTGCGATAACGTTGTCCGGATTAAAATAGTGGGTAGGCATCCTTTTAGTCACGGTGTTTCTGATGTCATTGTGGGTGAACCTGATGCTGGCTCCTCCCGCATTCGCCTCTTTTCTAATCCAGTCGTTGACAATTTTTATCGTCTCTGAAGTCACAATTCGGCCGATTTTTTTATGCGCTTCGACTGTTAATTGTTTTGCTGTTTTTATTTTTATAATTTTGCTCATTTTCTTCATCCTTTCTTGAACATTACATTTTTTTATTCACTAAATTCTCGCCAATGCGAGTTATACCACTCACGGACAGCGTCCCTGGGGTATCTAACTGATGTACCTTTCCCACGGTCAATTTTGGGAAAGTCTTTGAATTTTAGGAAACGCTCAAGCGTACTGGTTGAGCATCCTAGCATCTGCGTTAGCTGCTTCTGTGTCAGTTCCAGTGGCAAGGCTTCCTCGATATCAAAATACTTCGACACCTCGACCAGAGAGCTTCTCACTCTGTCTGTGATGTCGTTGGCAAATGCCTGGATATAGTCCTGCGACATAGCACTACTCCTGTTCTACTAGAGGAAGTATCCCCTCACGTTCTTTCAGCGCGTCGTAGAGGAATTTCCGCCCTAGCTGCGTCCATACAGTAGTGATTTTGCTATGGCAGCGGTCATCTCGTCCGATATATTCAAATGTCCGACTTGCGATGTACCCTTTGCCAAGATACTGCTTGTATAGCACCCACTGGCTGTTTACTTTTCGCTGGATCCGCAAATCTTTTAGAAGCTGATTAAACTTGCTTGCGCTCATGCCATAGTCTTGGGCAATCTGCGTAGTTGTCAGCTGGTCTTTCGTTTGTAGAATTAAATCCAGATAGCTTGTCTGCTTGCGGGCTTCTTCAAGTTCGATTTTGATTTGTTCCTTTTCAGCTCGCTCATTCTTGAGCTGCGTTGCCAGATTAATGATCGTGTCTGGACTCAAAAGCACTTCTTCGATTTTGCTGTCGGTCAAATAAGCGCCATGCTTGCGAATGGTTGGCAATACTTCGCTTGTCACCCATCGTTTAAACTCTTTCGCTTGCGGAAGCTTGCTGCCGAGGATGAGAGCGTAGAGACCAGACTCGTTGATGATTGTCATGTTTCGTTTTTGACCTGAACCGTCGAATTGACGGGTCAGCTTATCTTCATCGTCTACATGCTTTCGTACTGCTTGGTTAGTGTCGTTGTAGCCTAAAACATCGGCCACATCTTTCCCTACGAAGTAAGGTTCTCCGTTGATTGTCACTGTGCGGACTTGTTGTCCTTGAAAATTAAAAATTTCGTTCATTTACTTTGCCTTTCATTTGTGATATAATTTGGTTGAAAATTTTTTTGAAAGCGCCTCACCCAGAGGTGCTTTTTTGTGCTATAATCATCTCGAAGGGAGGTGATTATGATGAATGAATTTGAAGTGTTAAAAGAACAAACATTCAAAACGTTGAGGGCGTCAATTTCAGGTGACGTTGATATTATTATCAATGTCATGAATGGTTTGCTAGATGCTCAAGAAAGAGAACTGCGCAAGAAATATGATAACGAGCGTATCGATTCTCTGATGGCTAAAATCGACCAACTCGAGCATGCAAATCTTGAACTTGGCTCTCGCATTTCTCAATTCGAGAAGTAATGTCTTTCAGGGTTGCTTCCTGTATCTCACGCTCGTTCTTGTCTGCAGTTACAAATTTTTGGTAAGCTTTACCGAACTCCTCCATTGCTTCTGCCATAGATGAGACATTAATTAGACAGGGATTTTTATTAAAGACAAGACCATCGTTTTTGAATTCGACATCATTTGACCGTTTGCAATCAATTTCTACAACTGGACCTATGTAAGCAAGGGGCTTTTTAGTAATTGTCATGGTAGGATGTTTCATACTTCCACTATATGGATAGCGTTTTGGTTTCATTTGTTTTTCCTTTCTATTGATTGTTGATTTTTCGCATTTATGCGACAGTGTCAGCAAAAAAAATTGAGATCGCTTCGTCTCTAGTTAGTTTCATTGCTTCAACTATTGCATTAGCTTCTTTGATTGAGAAAGAGCCGCCGTTTTTTATTTTTCGATAAAAAGTGCTTTTATCTATCCCTATATCAGAAGCTAATGCTTCTTGGGTATATCCCTTTTCGACGATAATACCTTTTAATTTTGAAGTGTTCATCATATTAACCCCCCTTTCATTTTTCGCATTTCTGCGAATTTCTAACTTAATTATAAAACCTTTAATATCTTTTGTCAATAGAAAAATCGCATTTTTGCGAATATTTTTTGTTGCATTTTTGCGACCTATGGAGTATAATATAATCATAGCCTAATCGGAAAGAGGGTAAATATATGAACGTTGGTGCTAGAATTAAGATAAGAAGAAAAGAAATTAATATGAAAGCTTATGAATTAGCTAGCAAGATTAACGTTTCTTTATCTACTTTGTATAGATACGAAAAAGGTGACATTGAAAAAATGTCCACTGATGTTTTGAAAGAAATAGCAGATGCACTTTCTACTACTCCTGCTGATTTGATGGGGTGGGATGAAACTGAGGAAACAATTCTTAGTAAAATCACTACTGCTGCATCCAAATTAGAAGAAGAACGGCAAGAAAAGGTCCTTGGCTACTGCGAAGACCAGTTGTCAGAGCAGGAAAGGGGCGGACGTGAACTTCCTACCGTGGACGAAAGATTTACTAACGTTACTGACATCTATAGAAGATTGACACCGGATCGGCAAGAGGAAGCTCGGCGAAGCATGAATAGACAGCTACGCAGCCAGAACATTGTCAAGATGGAAGAAATACAAAAAGCCCAAGACTTATACGAAAGCTTGGGCGAGGAGTTCGAAGATATTGGCTTGTATGGAGAGGTTTCTGCCGGTACTGGTGTCTGGGTATCTGACGAGCCAGTTGAGATAATCAAGTACCCTGTACCAGTTCCAAACCATGATATAGCTCTGCGAGTCAACGGGAACTCCATGGAGCCGATGTTTCACGATGGCGATGTGGTCTTTGTCAAAAAGACACCAGAGGTCCATCATGGCAGCATTATCATCATCATCGTTAATGATAGCGCCTATATCAAAAAGCTCTACCGACGAGATGACGAAGTGCGCTTGATATCTCTCAATCCACAGTATGAGGATATCGTTTTAAATCCTGATGATACGATTGAGATCATCGGGAATGTGATTATGTAAATAAAATTTTTAAAAAGGAGATTATAAAATGGGACTTAAAGGATTTTTAAAGGCGAAAACAATAGGTGAATACCTTCAAGCGAAAAAAGACCCTGAATTGATGAAGGAGATTGAGAATCGCTCTATAGGAAAGGTCTTGTCGCAAGCCGCTGACGTTGCTGCTCAGCAAAAGCTGGAGAAAAACGCTATTAAATGCCCTCACTGCAGGAGTAAGAATGTTATGTTCATGCAGCAAGGAAAGAAAGGCTTTTCTGTAGGTAAGGCTGTCGGTGGAGCTGTACTGACTGGTGGTGTAGGTACTTTGGCTGGATTTGCTGGCAAAAAAGGCAAGAAACAATGGCATTGCCAAGATTGCGGAAATGTGTTCGAGACAAAATAAAAAGCAGGCTTTCATGCCTGCTACTTTTTTAGGAGTTTATAATGGCTAGTTACAGAAAAAGAGACGGATCTTGGGAATATCGCATATCATACAAGGCTGCTGACGGCAAATACAAGCAGAAAAGCAAGCGAGGGTATCGTACTAAGGCAGAAGCTCAAAGAGCGGCCGCAGAGGTCGAAAGAGAGCTTTCAGGACGATTAGAGATAGATGACACAGTCACGTTGGCTGACTATTTTGACAGATGGGCAGAGGTCCACAAGAAACCACACGTCAGCACAGTCACTTGGAAAGTCTATCAATATACATCCAAGAAAATCAAGAAATACTTTGGCAAGGCTAGACTACGGCAGATTACTGCCAGCTCCTATCAGCAAGTTTTGAATGACCACTCTGCCACTCATGCCCAGGACACCGTTGAGCGTTTCAATATCCACATCAAGCAAGCTGTTGCCATGGCTTTACACGAAGGAGTCATCACCAAAGATTTCACTGCATTTGCAAAGATTAAGTCGATAAAGCAAGGTTTGGAAGTTGAGACAAAATTTCTGGAATTGCCAGAATACCTGCAGGTGATCCAGACGTGCAAGGCCAAGATGGATATCCAGTCATACGCACTAATCTATATCATAGCTATTACAGGCATGCGCTTCGCAGAAGCCCTAGGAGTCACCTGGGACGATATAGATACTGAGGATAAGACGCTGGAAGTAAATAAGACGTGGGACTATAAATACGGTTTGGGATTTAAGCCGACAAAAACAAAAAGCAGTATCCGAAAAATACCACTAAATGATGATGCTCTGAAAGTTCTCGCAGACTACAAGGCCGAGAATTGGGAAGAAAATGCGGATAATAGACTATTTCTGCCAATATCTAACAATGCTGTCAATAAAACACTCAAGAAAATTGTCGGTCGTGATGTCCACATCCACTCTCTCAGACATACCTATGCATCGTTTCTAATCCTAAATCATGTCGAGCTGCTTTCCATTTCTAAAATCCTAGGACACGAAAACATGAATATAACAATCGAAGTCTATTCTCACCAGCTCAAGCAGCTTGAGCAGGAAAGTAACGACGAAATCAGAAATATCTTTGATAATTTTGGGTGAATTTTGGGTGATACCACTTGAAACACCAATAATATCAACACTATCTATGTCCCCTGCCGGAATCGAACCAGCAACTACTCCTTAGGAGGGAGTTGTTATAT